TCAAACACAACCATTTAGTCCTGGTGACATGTTTACGTTTTTAATCCAATATAAGTGGAAGAGAGAAGGAATATTCAATCTAAACCAAACCGGTGCATCACAAACTCTTAACTTAAACAAAACGATAAAAGTTAGAGCGTTGAGAATAATTCCAACGCTCTACACTGGAACATCAAACTGGGAGGTGTTAAAGCTTGATTTCTTGGACGCCCCAATAACAAACATCAACAACATTCAAGATTTATTCTTCAATGAGAATAGGGATAGAGATTATGCTAAATCACCGATTCTAATCAAGGCCCAATATTCACCAACGGATTCAGCATCTGACTTGGCACGATTTGGCCTCAATATACTTGATCAGTATACGTTTACCGTTTCGTTCTCTTCAATGGTGCGGGCATTAGGAAGACCCATTGTTGTCGGTGACATAATTGAAGTGATACCAGAGCTCCAGTATGATCAAAATTTGATGCCAGTTAGAAAGTTTCTAGAAGTATCTGATACTGGTTGGGCTGCCGAAGGATTTGGGCCGCAGTGGAATGCTACACTATACCGCTTTTCAGCACAGCAAGCACTTCCATCTCAGGAAACACGAGACATCTTTGGCACCGTTGATACACAAAAGTACATTACCCCAGATGCAATATTGGCTGACAACGTAGCTGAGCAAATAGACATCACACCATTAACACAGCTTGAGGAAATAATTAAGGCTGCCGCTGACGCCGTGCCAGAGACTGGGTCTGATGACGCCAGAGCAATTGATGGGGTTCCTGTTCCTAAGAAGAAAAGATCATACAACAGAAAAACCCAACCTGAGCCCGCGCCGACAGTAGTTGAAAACAAAACCGCCCAAGGCTCATTAATTGAAGATGGCATGCCGCCAAATGGTCTTCCATTTACAGAAGGATTCAAGCTTCCCGATATTGCGCAATCCACAGATGGACAATATTTCAGACTTAATTATCCGCCTGAAACAAAGATACCAACTCGACTTTACAGATTTTCAGCAATCAAGAACAGGTGGATATATCAGGAAACAGACAGACGCGGAGAATACAGCTCGCATAAACCCTCTGTTAGAAACATCCTAGATTCTGACACTAAACAGTCTCTTAAGAAAAAGCTATGAAACACACATTTAAACAATATGTTGAAAGCACACGCGGTGTCCACGGTGAATACATAAATGATGAATATGAGAAATTCATGATTAACATGATCATGCGCAAAGTACTAAATAATAGCGCTAGAGTTCCAGAAAATTATGATAAGGCGTATTCATTTATTGAGTCAGATGCATTTGCCCCTTATTATGATATGTATTATGATGCATTTAAAGAGATCGCCCAAAAGAAACGTGATTCCTTTTTCAACGTTGAAAAATTATCAAGTGAAACGCAGCAGGCATTTAGGCACTTTAAGAATAATATCCAAACCATATATAAAGATTGGTTGAATTCTAAAAAGATAAAAGAGAGTGAATCTACTACTATCCAATTAAATTTAGCAGACACCGGTCCTGCAAAAAAGTGGATTGAAAAGGTGTACGCGCGTTATCCATACAGATTTGGCAGAAATCACGTTATGGCTTGGGGTAATGGAGATGATCAAACCATCGCCCTATTTGAGCTTGGGCCAGATAATTCTCTTCCAAACGCAGTAGAAATCAAATGGTTTCAAGCAGAACCACAGAAGAGTGGCGTTGGAAAAAAGGCAATGAAGATATTGCAAGACATGGCACGTGAAGATGGAATTACCCTTACATTATTTCCGTGGGATAAGGGAAGAACATCTCAAGCTACGCTCATAAAAATATATAAGAAGATGGGATTTAAGCAAACATCGTCAAAATCAAAAAACATGATTTTGACGCCGACATCTTTGAATGAAATCCATATGTTGAAATCAAGTGACTACACCGGTGATATAGATGGATACGTACAATCTTATGTAAAACAGCTCACACAGACTGGAAATCAGCTACCCGGTTTTGATAAGAAATTCAAATACAGCTTTAACAACTATGAAAAAAATGGTCATATCATATTCATAATTGACACTGAAGCGGAAAAAGTTGTATCTGAGATGGTTCTAGAACCATGCACAAAGAAATGGCAACCGCCATTAGAGAACGCTTTTATCGTGACTGGGATCAGTACTGATCCCGAGTATCGCCGTCAGGGTTTAGCGATGGCACTTTATAAGCTTGCTCTCCTTCCTAAACCCCGTGGACTGGGTGTTACTTTGGTTTCTGGAGAAATGCAAACGCCCGCCGGTAGGCGTAATTGGTATAACCTAAGTAAGATGCCTGGGATAGAGATAACAGGGTTCGTCGCCATACCAGACAATGAGAATACCCCATTAGACATCTTTGATGATTTACTGGGTAAAGTTGGCGGCGTTTATATTAAAAGTTCAAAGGAAACCAATTCTACTAAATGGCATTTCTATGAAATTCCGGTTGGTGCTGTTGGGAAGCGAATCGATAATACTCTTAGAAGTTCTAAGATAAAAATCTATGGGCGCTCAGACAATGGTTTGATAGCTAAATACATTGGGGAATAATCATGATTTCACACTATTTCTATGAAAATCAAATACGCTCATATTTACTTCAATTCTGTAATATCTTTGCGGGACTTCGCGTTAAAACCGGAAAGGGTGAATCTGGTGAAACTGAATTTATAACAGTTCCCATCACAATTGGTAGTAAGGATAGAGTTGTTGCCGCTATTCAAGCTGGAAATACGCAGAATAAGCCATTTTCTCTTCCAGTAATGGCAGCGTATATGACAAATATTTCACTGTCATCAACTAGAAAGGGGATAGGTGTAGTTGATAAGAGGGTATTTTTGCCTGCAGGCGGCGTGTACCCAGATGATTTAAAAACCGTTACTCGTGTTATGCCAGTGCCTTACGTAATGTCAACACAATTGTCAATTTATGCTTCTAATACTGACCAAATGATGCAGATTCTTGAACAGCTGCTCGTGCTGTTTGATCCTGTTCTGCAGATTCAAACATCGGATTCTGTGTTTGATTGGACAAAAATAACAACAGTAGAGCTCGTTGGAGTTACAAATGAAGAAAATTATCCATCTGGGATTGACAAGAGAGTAATTCAGTGGTCACTTGACTTTGAAGTTCCTATTTATATCTCTGTTCCAATAGATATAAAGGACGAGATGGTTAGAAAGATAGTTATTCAGATAGGCAACTTAGATGAATTTCAGGTTGACGAATTTGATGAAAACGGAAATCTTACCCCATTTAACAGCCCATATGCAACCATAACTATAGATGGAGCTGATTGAAAAATAAGTAAAAACCCAAGCCGGAACCAGACAAAATCATAAATAATCCTATAAGAAATTCAAATTCAATTTGCAATTTGATAATTCACGAATAATAGGAGAATATCAATGAGTACACTAGTTTCAGCAGGAGTTTCAGTAACCGTAACGGATGAATCATTTTACATCCCTGCTTCGTCACCGACTGTCCCACTATTCTTTATAGCGACAAGAAGTGGAAAAACGCAATCAAACGGCTCAACTGCCGCTGCAGGTACAAATGAACATTCAGTTGTTAGAACTGTAACGTCTATTGGTCAAAGCATTCAGCTTTATGGCATTCCACACTTTAGAACAGATTCTAGCGGGAACCAACTGCATGGTGATCCACGGGATGAATATGGTCTTTTCGCACTTAATCAATTCCTAGGAGTTGGCAATAGGGCTTTTGTTGTTAGAGCTAACGTGGACTTGGCAGATGTCACGACAACATTTATAGGAGCAGGCACACCAATTGCATCAACAGTCACGCTTACTGGTGCGGGAGATGGAACTCTTGGATCTATATCAGTTTCTTCTAACAGAGTCAAGCCACAAAGTATTACTGTTACATTTACATCAGCAACAGCGTTCACTGTCACTGGATCAGTCGCAGGTTTGATAGGCACCGGCACTGTTGGTACTCCTTTCACTTCATCAACTGTCAACTTCACCATTACTGCTGGATCTGATGCTTTTGAAGCAGATGACATGTTTGAATTTGATCTTGTCTATAACCGCACTTCATATAATGGTGCTGGGAATGGAACAATATCAGATATTATGCCAGGTGAAGATGCTATCCCTGAAACATGGACAATCACATTTACCTCAGATACCGACTTTAACGTAGTTGGTTCTGTTTCAGGAAATACTGGGGGCGGCGAGGTTGGTTCAGATTATGATAACGATTACCTAAGCTTCATTATCCGCCAAGGATCAACAACACCATTCTCAGCTGGTGAAGTCATTACTATTGCTCTTTCAACTGTTACAGTAACAGATCCTCTAGGTAGTACTGAAACTGCTAAGAGAGCAAAAATTGTTACTGCACTACAGGCTGCCATAAACTCAAATACAGAAGTTAGATCAGAGGCCTATGAGTATAATCTTATAGTTTGCCCTGGATATCCAGAACTTGCTGATGAAATGGTTGCTTTATCAACAGATATAGCTGACGAAGCATTTGTTATAGCTGATACTCCAGTTAACCTAGATCCTGATGAAACAGCTACATGGTCAATGACAACTGCTCGTGCTAGATCAGTAAATGTTGCGTACTACTATCCCTGGGGTCTTGCATCTAATTTAGATGGTTCAAATGTAGTAGTTGCTCCTTCAGGCACTGCGCTTCGTACATTTGCGTACAGCGATAATCAGTCATATGTTTGGTTTGCGCCAGCGGGCGTCAATCGTGGATTGGTTACTGGGCTTGCACAAGTTGGTTATGTAAAGTCAGGAGCATTCATTGAAGCCAATCTCAACCCTGGTCAGAGAGATAATCTTTATGAATTCTTCAAGAACATAAACCCAATTGTCTTCTTCCCTGGAAGAGGCATCATAATATGGGGCCAAAAGACTTCTTCTCCAGTAGCATCTGCACTAGATAGAATAAACGTTGCGAGAAATATTTGCTACATCCGCAGACAACTGCGTAAGGGTTCATTTGCATATCTATTTGAGCCAAATGATGATGTTACTCGTGAAAATCTAAA